TTTTAATGTGACCGACGATCAATACAATGACTAAAATTACGATTAAAGAATAAATCAAAATAAAACTGTTTTTGTGTTTTTTGTTCACCCATTAAATTTACACCACCAAATTCATATCCTACATTATTTGGAAGCATCTTGACGGAAATTGGCGCATCGAGTGCCGTGGGTCTTCCGCCGGAAATATATTCTTTGACCTTGAGAACGTGAAGTTCCATGATATTCCATTTGTCTTTTGACTGGAAATATCTGTGACAAACGAAGAAATTTGAACATCTGTTTGCCCACTTCACACCACCTTCAACTTGAGAATAAGACAACGGCATCGGAAATCCGGCCATGGGGTGCGTTATTGGATGCACCTTCCGGCTTGATTCCGTCACACCGTGCATCGATACCATAAGCGTGATCTTGTGTTTTTCAGCAAACAATCGCATTTCACTTGCAATCATATAATCAAGTTCGTGTGCGCCGTATGCCTTCATTTCTTCTTTTGGTTTCGCAAGTGAATTGTACGGGTCAATAAATGCCGCAGCACTTGGAAGTGCATTGTGAATCCCAAGGATTTGTGTAAGCACGTCTTTATAAGTACATACTTCTTCAACCTTCAGGATTTTAAAATGGTGATCCGTCCAGTCAATTGCTTGTTCAATGTCGGTTTCACTTGATGTGTCGATTGGTTTGCCCATTTTATATTCAATAATCTTTTGCGCAATTGATCCCGGTGTATTTTCCGAAGACCAAACGATAAATTTTAAATCATATTTTTGTGCAAACAATGTCATTAAATATAAACAAAAAGAAGTTTTTCCAACACCGGCATGGCCCGCGTAAATATCCAAACTTCCATTTAATTTTAGACGATAAAATTCGTCAATTTCAGGAATTCCAATTCTTAAACCTTGAACCACGTTTCCGTTTTTAATGGCAAGGATTTCGTCTTTTATTGTGTTTTTGTCTATGATCATAAAAAAAAGGGGACAATGTCCCCCTTGATATTAAAATGGCAAATCCACGTTTGCTTCTTTGCGATCTTGGTTTTGTACTGCATTCGTCAATCCAACGGTGCGGTCGATTTTCCAACCGCTTAATGATGTGAAATACTTCACTTCGTTTTTTGGACTTGTCCATTCGCGTCCACGGATGTTGACACCGATTTCAACTTTCTCGCCTTGATCGTATCCTTGCAACAAATTGATTTTGTCGTTTAAGAATTCAATTTCCAATGTTTGTGGATATTTGTCTTCCGTCGTCAAGATTAATGATTTCTTGCGCGTCTTCCCATAAGTCGATTCTTGACCGATTTGTTTGATTGTTCCTTTTACTGATTGTGACATAATAATTGAGATATTTAAATTTAAAATAAGTTCGTTTGATTTTACTTCCCTGAGATGACATATTGTTCGATTCTTTTTGCCAATGTGATCCCATCACTTGAAGTAAGTTTGTCGTTTCCTTTGATAAAATCAAATGCCGTCTTTGCACTTGATTGTCGAATGATTTGAAGTTGTGTTTCGTTCATCTGATCTGATTTTTAAGTTGTTCATTTTCGTGAAGTTTTTCAAGAAGCATTCCGATAAGTTCGGAACGTGTCATTGTGTGTACATTTATTTCGTTCATAATGAATTTAATTTTTACTAAGTTATAAAATATTTTTTAATAAAAAAAGGGATGCTTAAAAAAACACCCCTTTTCAGTATGAACAAAAAAACACATTTACGTCATCCGTTTGACTTCAGACGAATAATGATCAATCTTTTCGATTAATTCATTTGTTGTAAATTTAACAATTTGTTGTGATTTTAAATGCATTTCTTCCGCAAGTTCTTCACCGAGTTTTAAACCGAATTCATATTGTTTGCCTTGATCGAACATATTGCATTTTAAACATTGAGGACGACAATTGTTTTCATCCCATCGTGTTGCATACGATCTTCTTGACATGAAGTGACCGTTTTGGATATTTTTCCAAAAGTATTCACGATCACACGTCCAACATTTTACCATTCCACGCTTGTCAGCATATTTAAGTCTTATATATTGACTAAATATTACATCAAGTTTTTTGACGATTTTTGATCGTGTCGGCTTCTTAGCAGTCTTCGGCATTGTTTTTTGAATCTTATTTATCAAGTGCCTTTAATAATAAATTTCCATCTTTTTCATTAAAACCGGAAATCAATTTGTAAAGATATTTTGAATCAGATTTAACCTTCTTTTTTTCACTTAATTTTGAATCGATTCCAAGGTTCGTCATACTTATGGAATCAAGTTCCAAAATTGCATCGGTTCGTTCACGAACACTTAATTGAAAATCTTTTGCAATTTTTTCAGCTAATTTTCTAATCGTTAAATCTTCTTCCATTACATTTTTTATTTTAAAATTAAACATTAATAAACCACTAACCCGCCAAAGTTCGACGAATTTTTTTTTATTTTCAAGAAATTTGTTGATTGTGTTTTTAACATTATCGCCCTTGACCCTTATAAATTTTCTTATAATTCTTGGACGATTTAAGTTGTGATTGTTTGGATTTGGCGTGAACGCCGGGTCTTTTTTTCTTGGGTTTAACAATATGTTTATAACTGATTCCCCTTGCCATTATTTGTGAAGTTTATTTCCAAACACTTTTTCCACTCCACGTGATCCGAAATAACCACCAACAATGACACTTAATAAACCAGTAATTGAAGACAATTCAAGACCATAAAACCACCCCACAACGTAAGCAATTGAAAAGAATGCCAATGTAAGGGGACGAACATTTTGAGCCAACCACGATGCGCTTCTTGCGTCTGCGACCCATCTTCTTGTGATCCCGTCAATTTCAGCACGTTCGTTTTTAAGTTTTTCAAGGGCAACTTGTTTGTCTTGGTCTGACATATCTGAACCCCCAATGATTGCTTGTATTACATTCCCAATGGGTGATTGTTCAGCAATGGCACCAACCACATTCGGGATTTTGCTTAAAAGGAATTTTCCGACGTCGGTATCTTTGAATTTCTTTTTATCCATATCGTCGATCCCGTGGTGTTAGTATGTCCAAATGACGTTGGGGTCTTTAAGACCGCCGTGTTGTCCTTCGATTTGATCTGCAAGGTCGGCATGAATGAATGTATTTCCGATCCCCAAACGTGTGAATCCGACTTCAAGGAATGCTTCCATAAGGTCGAATCTATCACGGGAATTGTTGCAATGCACGTCAACGGCAAGTCCGTCGAGATGACTGCTTCGTGGTTTTCCGCCAACTTCTTGATTTTTATAAATTGTACGGTATCCTGAATTGATGACCATTGGTCGGCCAAATACTTCTCGGACTTCGTCGATTCGTTCAAGGAATTCGGGGTGCATGTTGATGCCCGAGCCGAGGTGATCACTTGAATCGAATTCTTGGATGTTAAAATATTTCATGCAAAAATTGAATAAATGATTTTCCATAAAACGAAGAATGCAACCACGGAAACAAATATTGTTTTTCCACGATTGAACATTCCCCCGTTCCAATTAATAAAATACCACTTCTTAATTTTTTCAATGGCAAGGTTGCCGTATTCTTTTATTTTTTCCATTATTTTCTTTTTGTGTCGACGTCGCGTCTTAAATATTCAATGTCCTTCATAAATGCCTTCAATTCAATTTCCAACATCCGGACATCTTCTTCCGTTTTTCTTTGGTTTGGCCAAGTGTATTTTTGTTCGTTTTCTTTGAGTTTTTTTGTCGCGGTTTCCACGGCATCAACCCGTGCGCTTAATGTATAATAAGAACCAATAATCGAAGCAAACATTGCCAAGATTGTAATGATTTGCGGGACGGAAATACTGAAGTCAGCCTTGCCGTCATTATTAATGTCAAATTTTGCCAATTTATTTTATTTTTTTGTAAATACTGATTAAGGTGTATATTATTGCCAAAGACAACGACACAACTTGCAATAAGGGTTCAATTTCTGTAAGGCTTACCAATAAGGCGAAAACATTTAATATATATAACTTCAAATCATTCATTTTAAGCGATTGCGTTGAATCCGTATATCTTCAAATTTTCCATTGTTTATGCTATTGCTAAATATATGTATGTTCCTCCACTTTGATTATATGGGGAAGATGTACTTGTAATATTAAAACCATCAGAATCAAATTCAATATCATAACTTGTAT